ACACTTTCTTCGTGCCGTCAAGTTNGGTGTAGTCTATCCAATAACCTTTGGCTATAGGAGCGGGGNTAGTGTANATAACACGCGCACTCACACACTCACACGACACAACACCGATATAGGCTTCGGGCTGAATAGCGGGCAAATTCGTTTCGTTATTATCCAATGGGGGCTTATAAACAAATCGTGCCGAATAAGATGTCTGCCCGTGAGTGGAAGGCGTGTACCGGTATGTCTGTGTGAAATCCCTCTTTTCTATCTCACCCATAAAGTTAGTAACATTATATTCGCCCGATATAACAAACTCAACGCTCTCGCCCGACACAAGAGCAGGTGTTGTGGTAATAGAAACAACACCTTCAAATCCTGTCGTCTCAAATTCGGAGTTGTCAAAGCTACATCCGCCAACTGCACAAAGAGCGGTTATTTGGTCGATATATTCTGTTTTTATCACAAATTCTGCAGGCTCATTGGCAAGATTTTCAATTCTATTATTTATATAGTTTTGACTTGGATATGCGTTTTTAAATGTAGCGTAGTCTCTCAACAAATGAATAAGCTCCTCTTCTTTGCCTACTCGTATGGCAGTAATCGTTAATAGTGTTTTGTCGGTATGCCTTTCAGTAGTAACGTTAGGCGTTTCTACACTCTTACCGTTACTCTCCAAACGTTCTATGGTGTTGTTCTCTCCGTCATTGAATAGCAACGAACGCTTTCTGTCATCGGTATAAGCAATAATCTTTTCAAACACCTCTTCCGAAGCATCTTTTATCAGCATATCAAACGTCTCTTGCTCGTCTTTTGTAAGCGCAATATCATCAAGCAGATGTTCGCCCTCTTTCGTTTTCCTATGCTTTCCTATAAGAGATGTGCGCATATAAACCTTATCCTGCAAATCGGAGAAAGGATAAAAGTAATGGATAAAACGTTTCGGCTCTTTCAATAACAATCGCCGTCCAAACTCGTCCATTGCCTCTCTCTCATAGTCCGCTCTAATATCGGCAAGAGAACCGTCATAAATGGCATTCTGTATCTCTAATCCATCTTGTATCATAGTGTTATCGCTTTAATTTTGTTATAGAGTTCTGCACTCAATTCTTTTGCCTTGTCGTGTTGCTCAAATATATTCAATACGTCTATGGCATTTTGCAGCACAAGATAATCTACAAGACCTTTCTCAAACGCTACCTTGTTCTTTTCAGTCTTGGGGATATATTTCATTGTGAACGTACCCGCTGTCGGCACAGCCTTGAGTGAGTAAAATTCAAACTTACCGTTGTTGATAGCGACAACGGGTTTCTCAAACTTACCGCGCGTATATTTGTTTCTCTGCAACGCATAGGCGTTAGCATTTTCAGGCGTAATATGCGTGGTTACTGTCCTCGACCATTCGGAGAACGTGAAAGCATAAAGCCTTAAAAAATCAGCAGGCACGGGACAATAACCCACGCCGTCTTTAAGCGTTATGGTTGGACTTGGCGAAACCGATGCGTAATCGGTAAAGGTTTTCTGTATGACATAAAGCGGCATAAAAAGCAATATATCATCAAACGACTTGTCAAGCGTTGATTGTATATAGCTCTCTACAGGCTTAACGTCATTGTTAGGCACGGCAAGCATAGCTGCCGGTTCGTCAAAAGGCGACAACTCTTCGAGCATCACCTTCACAAGCTTTACGACATCTTTTCGCACTATCATAGCTATTTTATTTTAGGAAACGACAAACCGAGTTCTTTGGCTTTTGCCAACATCGCCTCTCTGCTCCTTATTGTTTCATAAGGCAACCCTTGCTCTTTGCAGTAGTCCTTTATAGCACCTATGGCTTCTTGCACTCTGACAATGTCGGGATAGGCTCGATCGTATTCGACAACGACCTTATCTTCGTCCTCAATTGGATTGGTAGGCATTTTCAAATTAATGGGCGTGTCTTTTTCATCAGCATCTTCACTCTCTTGTGAATAGAGATGAAACGTGTTATTGAACAGAGAGGATTTTTCCAACATCTCTTGTTCGTTTTTGTCGTTCGTGGTGTATTGACTTCCCCACTCGCCTTGACCTCTATCGTCAAAAAGCACCGACTTCCCATCGCCTAAAGAAACGCAACAACGCTTAAACATACACACATACGTCTTAATCATAATTTTAATAGTTTAGTGGTTAAACAAATAGGGCGGACGTTTCCCCCGCCCGCCCCTTGTAATAACAATCCTTACAATCTTTTTTTTAGAGATTAGTTTCCGCTGTGGCTACAGGAGCAAATTGCGTTGTGTCGTAAATAAATGCGTGGCACTTCGGATATTTCAAGCCGATAGAAGAAATCTCTGTCCACACGGTCGATTTACCGTCAAATACACCGGACTTAATCAAATCAAGCACGTCATTGGTAAGACTGCGGAACACGTTCTTACGAACATGAGGCAGGTCAAGCACAATAGCACATTTAGATAATCCGATTTGGTCTAACAGCGGATGTTGATATAGGTTCAACTGCCAAGACATAAATTGAATGGATTTCCAATCTACACCGAACTTACGGAATACTTGAGTAGCATCAATCTGTTTGCTAACGTTTCCAAGACCACCCACTTTGGCTACAAAGTCAGAGCCTGCAAACATATAACGCGATGCACTACCGCTATTGCCCAAGAAGATGGTTTTAACAACATCGGTAAGCAAAGAGCTTTCCGTCATTGTTGAAAGCGTCAAAGGAATAACCGTGCCTTTCTCCAAAATCTGTTGGATAACACCCGAACAGGTGTACACGTAACGTTTGGTATTCAAGTCGCGGAAGTAACCTTTCACACCATAGATATACGACAACTCTATTTCCTTACGCATGTTATACAATGCCAACTCTTGTTGGTCAGCTAAACTCCAATTCACTTTCTTTTCAGAATCGATGGAGATAGTCGATTCCATAACTTGCGTTTTGAAAATCTGCATGAACAACTCATCAGGTTCGGGCAGAGCAGCATAAGGCGTGGTCTGTACGTCGCCTTCAGAAGCAGCGTGTCCTAAACGATATACCTTTGTCGATTGGGGTATGGTCGGAATTAAACTGCCTGTGGTTGCATATTTACCGTTTACGGCTTGACAGATAAGCGTGCCGTTTTGACTGTCTATGGCTTGGACGTAAAGTACAAGCGGAACAAGATAAGATTCACGCGATGTAGTTGCACTATTAAACTCGTAACCTCTTACAGACGGCACTACAATAATGTCTGTCTTGTCAAAAATGTTAACGTTAGCCACCGGTAAAGCAACGGTAGTAGCGTTCGCTACGTTACCTACGGCTGCCGTAGTAACGGATTCGATAGGACGGGTATCAACACTCCAAAAAGAGTAGCGCATACCGTTCTGTTTCACTTGTTGCAAGTGGCGACCGATTTGGTCGAGAGCGATGCCCGATTGAAACATTTTGCAAATAAGCTGGTCGATTGGGTCATCGATAAGGTCAGGCGAGCCGAGACGTGTCGTGTCAGTAACGAGACCAACGTTTTTGTCCGTCATCGTATGAACACCTTGATTTTCAACGCCTGCGGTTGCTCGTGCGTTTGCTCCTTCGTTCACGGCAGCAGCTAACGCAGAAGCATCAGCCATCAGGAACGCAGAAGCATCAGTTACGCCAAAAAAGGCGCATAAGATTGCCAATAAAAGGCTTGTCAAATTTTTTTTCATCGTTTTGTTTTTTTAAAAAGTTATTAAATGATTGTTATCGTCCAAATAGTTTTCTGTCTCTTTCCGCCTTGTTAGCTAATTCGGAAAGCGTCTGTATTGTTGCGTCCTCTGTGGTAGGCTCTTTTATGGGTGCGCCTGCCGAATTTTTAATTTCGGGGAGACCATCGCCCTTTTTGAGTTTCTTGTTTTTCGTCTCAATAGCCTCGTTACGACCCTCTATCNTGCCTGCCTTTTTTGCCGTTTCAATATCCGTTTCGTAATTGAAAGCACGGAAAAACAAATCAAGGAACTCTTTGTCAATCTTACCTGAGAAGAGTTTCTCTGACACCACTTCGGTAATCTTTTTCACGAACGCCACAGCATCTTCTTCGGTCATGCCGTTTTCATCGGCAAAAGCTTTCAGAACATCTGCGGATTCTTTCAGGTTATTTTCGTATTCCTCTACAGCCTTTTGAGCCTCTGCCTCTCGTGTCTTGCGTGCTTCTACACCTTTTTGATACTCTTCATATTCGGGAGTACCTTCCTGCAAGCCGATAACATCACTCAAATAAGACAATGCCTTTCCGACATTCTTGTCGGTTACGAGAGAGCTGATGAACATTGCCACATCAGGATTTGCCGATAACAGCTCGTACATCTCCTTGTTCTTTTGTTCGTTGTTCTTTCTGTACTCATGCTCCTCGTCATATCCTTTCATCGACAACTCGTATAACACATCTTCGTCGCTGAAATCTACTTCGGGGTTTTTCCTCTTGATAGCCTCTTCCCATATCTGACGATTGGTCTTTTTCTCTTCAGGCATTAGGTTTTCATCTTTTTTAGTTTCCATACTTAAGCTCTTAAAAAATTAATAGTTTTAAACTGTTACAAATATATATAATAAAAACTTAGTAAAATGTTTGATTTTATTTTAATAGTGTCCTAAATTACCTTAATTTTGAACAGATTTATTATAAAGGCTTATGAAGAACGAATTGAAAACCATTAGAAACAAGGACTTGATGGCTGCATATTATAAATATATGAAAGACAATCCAGGTTGCCTAAAAAGAATGTCAATAGTAAGTTTTGTAGATCGCATAATCAACGGCGGTGCTCCAAGATTTTATATTTCAGAACGAAAAGCATTACAGATTGTTTCTGATATAAGGAGAGGTACGCTTAATAGAAAAAACACAGAGAACCTGCGTATGTGCTACGACCTGTATAATGTGTACCTCGAAAAAGAAAAAGAGATGAAAGGGTGTTATAAATATGCTATTGCCGAAGAAGCCGTGAACTCCCCCGCACCAAGTTTTTACATTAAACCGCAAAGAGCTATAGATATTATATGGGGCGTGGATTTGTGAACATATTGTGTATTGCCGCTTATATCGGTTCTTTCTTTTTTGATATGTCGGAGTTTGGGTATTCAGAGACAACGACACTTGCTAACAGACTGACGTATATGTTTGTGCATGGTAGCTTCTTTCACTTTGCTATCAATTTAGTGGTGTTTAATATCATGTGTAAGGCATTAAAAAAGCAAGGAATAAGAGATAGCGTCTTATTATCTATTGCTTCGGCTTTCTTTGCCACATTCTTTTCAGAATATCCTACTGTAACGATAGGCTTGTCTGGGGTTTGTTTTGCAATGATAGGGTTAATAACGCCTAAAATAATAACAAAGAACAGAAATTTTGCCATTTCACTTGCTGTAGTTGCGGCACTTCAAGTGGCACTCTACTTTTTTAAATCGGTAAACGTACTCAACCACGCCTTTTCGTTTGCCTTTGCCTGTTTGATTTCAACTATAAATTTAATGATATGGAAAATAAAAGAAAGATTGGAAGATTGACAAATGAAGAAACCATTGCTTTAAATAAACAAAGCGAGAATTTTAAGAAAAGCCTTCAAGAGCGCAAAAACAAAATACCTGGAATATTATATGTGCTCTATTCTCAACGTGAACTACTTAGGATACGCTCCGAAATTGGACGTTTGAACATTCCTTTGCACGATTTAATACAAAATCTGTCGGTGTGGTGTCCTGAGCTGTCGGTAAAATATATGCTTAAACCTTGCATTCAAGTCAATAACTATGCGTTTTCAAAGATTGCAGGAACAAACAAAGGCATTTTTTATCGCTTAACAATGTTCCTTTGGAAATTCTCTTTTGTACGAAAGCTACATAAGAAACTAAAAATAAATCCCCGCCTGTTCAAATCGGCATTGGAAACAGAAATATTGTCATTGCAAGGGTATAGGATGTCCGAGCTTTCATCGTTTAATGATAGCGATGATGTTATTCACTCGTTTACCGAAATAGTCGATAACCTTCAAAAGATTGTTCCTGAAAAGTACGCGGAATTAGCCGATGCCATAAATGATTACAATGAGGCAGCGATAGCTTTCTATGAGGCGACACAACAAAATTATGAAAAACTGACTTTAAATTGACCAAAGAGGAGTACATAAAAGAGAATGAGCGCAGATGGGAAGAGATACGCAAACCTTACAACCCTGCAAGCGGAGAGGGTAGCGACTGCTGCGAACGAGTTGCTGTGCATATAGAAGATGCAGAGCACCCTGATATGTACCTCCCTAAAATGATGATGGATGAGCCGGTTATTGATATTATTTGCAAATGCGGTTCATTTTCAAAGACTGCCGAAATTCTTAACACTACTATAGATGTTATTGTAGTTGCTTTTGTAGAAATACGCCAAAATTACGACTTTGAGTTTTGGGCTTTCTCATTCATAAAGATTAAAGAGAAACTATCCGATGATGCCATTAAAAGAGGGAGTATAGGCAGAAGTGTCCCCTTTAAGCTGAATAGAGGACAACGTAAACTACTGCGTTACCTCTATGCCCTGTGGATGGCAGGTACTCCTATAAGAATTATCGTATTAAAAGCAAGACAATGGGGATGCTCAACCCTGATACAGATTGCTCAACCCTGATACAGATATTTATGATGTGGTTTCAGATGGTGTTGCATAAACAATGGAACAGTGTTATCTGCGCCCACGTAGAGAATGCCGCAAAGATAGTAAGGGGTATGTACACCAAAGCATTAAGGACATACCCACCTGTACTTGTAGAAGGAGCAACAGGAACTATTGAGCTTTCACCTTACGAGGGTTCACAAAAAACAAGATGGATAAAGGAGCGTGAGTGTAGAATAAGCATAGGTTCAAGCGAGAAACCTGACGGATTAAGGAGTGAAGACCTTAATATGGCGCACTTTTCAGAGGTGGCTCTATTCTCTTCTACCGATGGAAAGAAACCCGAAGACTTGATACAAGGCGTTGTTTCTGGAATACCGTATGTGCAAGATACTATAATAGTGTATGAATCAACGGCAAAAGGTGTTGGAAACTTCTTCCATAGAGAATGGTTGAGAGCAGAAAAAAAAGAAAGTAATTTCATCCCTGTATTTGTGGCTTGGTTTGAGATAGAGACCTACTACGCAGATATAGATGATTACAATCTATTTATAGACACTCTTACAGACAAAGAAAAAAGAATGTTCGAGGTTGGTGCTACGCTTGAACATATAGCATGGTATAGAAACAAGAGAAAAGAATATTCCGATGAGTGGCGTTTCATATCAGAGTTCCCATCGTGGGCAGAAGAAGCGTTTCAATCCACAGGACACAGGTTCTTTGAAATAGGAGACGTGAATAAACAAAGAAAATTCTGTTGCCCGCCAAATTTAGTTGGAGACATAGTGGCAGAAGATACGCACGGAGAAGGGGCTTTGAAAAACATCAAGTTTATACAGAGAGAGGACGGACACTTTAAGATATGGGCATTACCCGATGATGTTAAAATGGGCAATGACAGATACGTTGTTGTTGTCGATGTGAATAGGGGGACAAGCAAATATGCCGATAATGGAATTATATGTGTCTTTGATAGATTTTGGATGAAAGAGCCGGGAGGCGTTCCCGAAGTGGTGGCAGAATGGTCGGGNCGTATCATAATGNGACACTTTGTTTGGGTCGCCGTGCAGATAGCAAAACTTTATCAGAACGCCTTCCTTGTCATAGAGAGCAATACTCCCGACAGTATGTCGAGTGAAAACACAGAACTCGAAGCTGTTTTTGATGAGATAGTACGCTACTACGACAATATGTATTGCCGAACGCCTGCCGACCAAATAGTACAAGGTGTTCCAAGAAAATGGGGGTTTCAAACAAACAAATCAACTAAATGGACGGTATGTACACACCAACAGCTGGCACTAAAAGAAGATATGTATATAGAGCGGTGTATAGATGCTGTTGATGAACACGATACGTTTGAGATAAAAGATAATGGTTCTCTCGGAGCGGTAGAAGGATGCCACGATGATAGGTTGATAACAAGAGCTATTGGCGTATGGATATGCTATCAGGTACTCCGACCGCCATATATGATAGAAGATGATTATTTTACTTCAACAAGAAAAACAATTATAAACGAAGCAACACTATGATTAATTACACAAAAAGGATGGGGTGCGTTAAGGAAATGCGCTCTGTAGCAAGAAACCCGATAGCATCTATCAAACTGTTGTATGATGTCAAGCACGAACGTATATCTGAAATGTCGTTCGTTGGGTACACAAGATATTATCTTAATATGGGCGGGTTTAACCTAAAGCCAATATCACGAATAACTATTTTTAAAAGTCGGAAATCGAGACTTGATTTTCTGCTTATGAGGGTTGATGAATGTTGGAGGCTCGGATTTATAAACGATACACAGAAGGCACTCGTAAAGAGTTCTATAAGAATTATAAACAAACTTATCAAACGTTACATTTTAATTTACATTTTCTTATGAAAACGGATTTTTTATCATTGATTTTAGCAAGAATAAGGTTTAAAGTTATTAAAGCAAAAGCTGACGCTATGCACGATTTAACGGGTAAGCGATATTATGTTGTGCCGTTTTACGGAGCAGGTAACAAAACACGTCTTTTGGTGCTGTGTAATAACGATATAAAGCTATTGAAAAAACAAGGAATATTAAAAAAGAGTGTTAGTCATATTGACATTTCTAACGACTGCCTGTATTACACCGATTGTGCAGGCAAAAACTATGGGAGAATGAGCAATGAGGAAGTAAAAGAAAACGAAAAATCATTTGGGAAGCATAGCTCAAAGAAAAAGTAGCAAAAAACCAAAAAAACTACTTTACTTCAACAACTCGTTTTTTAGAATTAAAACGTTCGTATCGATACGTTCCAGAATTTTGGTGTTGTAAAGTATCAAAGTGTCGGTTTTGCGAACCTCTTTTATAACTTCAATTTTAACCGTGTCGATTTTGGCTGGTAAAACCTTTGAAAGTGTGTTAATAATACTGTCCTTTTTGGCACTCTCATAGTTTGCCGTTTTCAGGCGTTCTAACACACTTTCTTTTTCGGCTTTATATTTGTACATCTTCTTGCAGGAACAGCAAGAAACGCCACCAAGAACAATTGTGAGCGCAAATAACGCTACAATAATATAAAAACTAATTTTCCGAAACATAATAATAAAAATTATGATTATAAAATAAAACTCAATAACAATACAAGCGCACCAATAACGCCAATAAAGGCAAAGACTTTTTTCCCTTTGCGCATAACATCTTTAACTTCCTGTTGTACGTTACGCACAAACTCTCGCTCAATCTCTTTATAGCTCTTTTCTTCCATTTAGATAGTTATTTATAGTGTTCATAAATTCATCAAGACTACGGCAAACAGCATACTTGTAACCCTGTTTCTCAACCTCTTTTTGCCAAGACTTCTGATTTTCTGTTTGGCGACCCTTTGCGCTTTTCATTTCGATGCAAAGAGCGTGATAATCATTATTCGGGAGTAATAACAATAAGTCGGACACACCGGCAACAACTCCTTCAGCTTTCAGCTTAGCAGCGACAACAACATTTCTTTGACCGCCGTTAGGCACGGCAAAGAGCAAAGGCGATAAGCTGTTATGCGCATACCTAAACCATTGCACGCAAGAAACCTGTATGTTATGCTCTTCATTTCTCATTACTCAACAACTACTTCTATTTGGCGACCTCTCAAAACGTCCACAATCTTATTCATCGCTACCGTTGGTTTTGACACCCAACCTTTTCTATCGTTATAACCTACAATGATACAACCCAAGCTATCTTTTTCTGTATTTCCTTTGTGAATATAAATACCTTCAAAGTAAGGCACGTTGAACAAACGAACAACTGTGTAGCCGAATTTTCTACTGAAATACAAATCGGCGGGATAAGTGCCTGCTGGAATAGCCGTTTTGCCGTACACTTTATCTTCGGCGGTGTGCAGCTCTCTCACTTTGTCCTCGATAGTATCACAAATATATATATCATCGACATAAAGCCTGCCGATGGTGTAGTTCTCTTTAAAAGCTATACGTTTAATTTTTACAATACTTAAATTCATTTCTTATTACCGCTTTTTTTTGACATATTTTGCAGTTCTCTTATAACTTTTGCAGCACCTTCGGCATCTTTAACTTCTACTATTTTAGAAATCATTTCGGGCATTTTGGCGGCTGCAGATTTTTTTAGTTTTAAGTTCTCCACGACAGAAATAAGCTCGATAGCACTTGCAGATATGCACGTTGCAATTAAGCCGATTGGCATATACTTCCATACTAAATTTAAAGCTATATCCACGATAACGCCAAAATAAAATATCGACAAATAATCACGTAATTTAATGAATGACTTACGCAAACCTCCGCTATATATTTTTTCTTTTAGCGCACGAGCCCTTGAAACACCTGTGGACAAATCTACCAAGATAGCCCCGAACGTTAATCCACCGCAAAGAAGAAACCAAAAAGCCTCTTTAATAACGAATTGAACTAATTGTAACTCTTCCATAATCGCCTCCAATAAATCCATGCCATTTTAATCGTTATTTGTTAATACTTCTTCATAATATTCGGCTTTGTCTTCACGAGGTTCACCTGTGGATGTATCAATACCTAATTGAATGCCCTTTCCCATGTCGTAACCATCATGTTTTCTTATGAAAGTTTTCCCTTCATCTGCTGTTAAATTAATACCTTCTATTTTCATAATTTTATTATTTTATTTTTTTATTATTATTTTATTTTTAATCATCTGGACAATATTGTTTTAGTGTTCCATCACTTTTATAACAAATCACCCATTCATATTTAGTATTAGTTGTAAGTAATGTTATTTGAGTATCTGTTGGTGTAGCATTATCTAACCCCTTTATTCTTATTCTTTGCAAGTAAGATGTGTCACTTGTTGTTAATGTTGAATAAAAATTATTATTTGTACACCCATCTTCTAAAACAATGTATCGCAAATAATCTTTTTTGGTTGTTCCAGATGTCCCATGATAAAAATTGTTAGAATTGCAGCTATCACCAAACGTGTTATAATAGCAGCTATCACCAAACGTGTTATAACCACAGCCATTACCAAACGTGTTATAACTACAACCACTACCAAATTTGTTATTACTACAGTAATAGCCAAACGTGTTAGAATAGCAGTTACTACCAAACGTGTTAGAATAGCAGTCACCACCAAACGTGTTATAATAGCAGCTATCACCAAATGTGTTAGAAGAGCAGCCATCACCAAATGTGTTATAATGGCAGTCAATATCAAACGTGTTATAACTACAACCACTACCAAATTTGTTATTACTACAGTAATAGCCAAACGTGTTAGAATTGCAGCTATCACCAAATGTGTTATAATAGCAGCTATCACCAAACGTGTTAGAAGAGCAGTTTACACCCAATGAATTATTAAAACACCCCCAAAAAAAACCCATCTCATACGGATCAAACGAATGATGGTACAAAAAAACATTACCCCCAAGTATAAATAGGGGTGTATTTCTTTCAAAATAAACAGAAGACGATGTAGTTTCTTTAATTGTATTATTAAAGATGCCTGGTTTATACCCAAATTCATTTGTTAGTTCATTTCCTATTAATGATAAGTCCTTTACCTCGTTATTCTCATCAAACCAAGTAAAAGTATAAACATAAATAGAAACTCCGTTAGCTTCGTCTAAATGACCATTCGTTAATTTTCTAACAAATTGAATATTCTTAAAATCATAAGGACATTCATTATTCCACTCGTCTTTCATATAGTAAATAACACCTTTGCCATTTTCGGTATCAGCCCAAGCAAATCTACTTGTGTCATTATTAATGCAATACTTAATTTCCCATGCTTCAACTTTAGCATTTTCAAAATAGGTGTCATTTGATTTTCTAACACACTTAGCATTTTCAGATAATTC